CACGCTGCCGAGCGCATAGCCAAATGGGATCTGTGTATCTGAGTCCGTGATCCTGCTTATCTCCGCATCGCCGGTACCATCGGCATCAGCGGCACCGGGAAGATCACCCGCACGAATGTAGAGGCGGTCTCCGATTTCAATGGCCAGGTTCCCATCGTCGCCTTCGGCATAGACGGTGAGGTTCCAGATACCCTCGGTGTCAAGGGCGATTAGGTCAGTGACCGCTGCCGCGCTATTAAACGCTACTCCAACAGCCACGCCGTAGGTGCCGGGTACACCGCTATCGATAAGGACAACGGGGTCTCCTTTGTCGACGAATCCGTCGGCATGATAGGGATGGGTCAGTTCGGCCTCGTAGACCGTAACGTGGCGACCCTCATAGGTGCTTGAAACTTCTGTTCCGGCGTCAAGCGAACCTTCATAAACTCCTGCAGTTACTCCAGGCATATTGTGCCTCCTTGCTTTATTCTATCGCCGGTTATAATCCGGCAGCTTCCTTGGCGGCATCTTCCGTCATGCCGAGTGCTACGTAACCCTTCGCCAGTGACTCCTTAGTCTTGGTCTCGTCGGGTTCGTCCTTGGTCGTGTTGCCGAGATTCTTAACCTTGTTGGTCTCGGTAATGGTGGCGATATAGGCCGCCTCGTCCTTGATAGCATCCTCGATACCATCGGCTGTTTCGGCGCTCTCAAACACCTTGGTTATTTTGGCCTTGGCAGCGTCGGGGAGTTCGGCCTTGTCCACGGCCTCTTTAATAGTGGCCTGGGCTACAGCTCTAACCTTGTCCTTCTCTGCCTGCTCTGCGGCTTCCTTCAACGTGTCACGGTCTTTAGTGACAGTATCCAGTTGGCCTTCGAGTTCTTTGACCCGTTCTTCGATTTCCATTTTGGCTTTAACCTCCGTTTGTACTTTGTTGTTAATGTCGGTCTCTATCGCTTGCACCAAATCCGGTCGAGCCTCTTTGAGCATTGCCAAGTCCATGAGTTCCGCGTCAAGAATATTATCTATGGCGCTCTCTCTTAGGCCAGCTTGCCCGCCAGCTCCCGCCTCTGTTACGAAGTCAACCGACTGCATACCTGATTTAACCAGACCCTCAACGAACATTGTCTTCACTCCGTCGATGGTCTGTTTGGTGGCCTTTCCCACCGCGTTAATAGATGTTCCCAGATGCCCGAGGTCTCCGGCTTCAAATAGATTGCTCACCATTTCCTTGAGCCATCCGGCGTGAATGTGGGCAAATCCCACAGCGTTACCAGACTCTGCAACCTTGGTTTCGTGCAGAGTAGCAACCCAATCCCTTACGGAACGCTCTGGCCTGTCTCCTTTGGCCGGGTGGTCGGCGTACATCTTGGAACCTTCAAATATAGAACCCGCATCATTGACGGAATTCTCTGAGTAATATCTACCTTTCCCGACATTGAACCCTGGCTTGATAATACGGACAGGCAGCACACCCTTGGCGATACCCTCCGCCGTGGCTTCGCTAATATCCACCTCGCAGGATTCATTGATGCGCTCTCTCATTTCACTGGCCTCTTTTATCCAGCGGGGAATGTCCTCATCGGTCACACCGAGCTTTGAGTATGCAGCCCGAATCTTTCTCTTAGTACCGGCCATAGCTTCTTGCGGCAGTTGAACCTTCTGTCCACGGAACCCACCAGGGGAGAACGCGGCAGCAGCAGCCCCGAGTTGCTTACGGGTAATCTTCTTGGTCGGGTCTTCCCACAGTCTGAGTTTCCACGAGCTGGGATTCTCCTTGTCGGGCGTGTAGGCGAAGGCAGCAGCCGGGTATGATTCGCCGTCCTCGGTCTTCGTGGGGGCCGCTTCCTGTAACTTAACGATAACCGCGTCGGCTTCCTTGACAAGTACTGCGGCCTCGTCTTCGGTCAGGTCGGCATTATCAACAGCCTCCATCATCCGGTCCAGGGTCTCACGGGCGGCAGTAGCATCTTCACGCTGTCCGGCTAATGAAGTAATCTCGTCTATCTTGGCGCTTACTGATTCCTGATAAGGTGTATAGACGGTCTTGGGTATGACTTGTTCGGCTGCTCCCAGCACGACCTTCCCCTTTTGGTCGATGACATAGGCTGACTGAAACAGCTTGTTTTTGATTTCATAGACGAGATAATCGGGATAGATGTCCCTGATATAAGGTCCATCAACGGTATTACCAACCGCGAGCGAACTCGTCACGGCTGCCTGTAATAGTCCCCGGCGGTCGTTATCACTCATAGATTCCTTGACTTTAGTTGCCACGGTTAGCCTCCCTTTAGCCTCGCTGGTGATAGTGAACATTCGCAATTTGGATGCTGAGGAGGTCTACCAACCCCGCCAGAGAATAAATCGTCAATGGGTATAATCCCATCCGATTCGTTATCAGAACATATATCGCAGCAGTCAGACGTAGCCAGCCACCGCTTGCCGTCCAGCCCCAATCGCTTGTAAGTATCAAGCGACGCCTGAGACATTGAATCATTTAACTCAGTTCGGGCTATCATTAAAGCCCTGCCACGCTTGGCGGAGCCTAGTTTAATATCAGACCAGCCCGCTATATTCTCCCTGATTGATTTGGCAAGGTTCTGCGGCGACATACCCCGGCGGAACCCGTCCTCAAGTACCCCGGCCAGCCGCTTCGTTGTGGTTGCGTTAATATTAGTGACCATTTCAGCGCCGTGACTCTTAATCCACTTGACAGCCCCGTCGTCGACAAGGTTGAATGTCGGGTGTATCTTAGCTACCTTGACGGCCTGCTCTGCGCCGAGTTTATAACTCCGTGTGTTAAAGTCATCAAGTACGAAAATTAAGTCCACAGATATCGGTTCTGTGGCCTTCCTAGCGATTGATTTGGCGTCACTGCCGATTGATTCCTTGGTTTCATACCGTGCCGCCGTACTATTTAGTTTTTCGTACGGGAACTTTCTTGCCAGCCTTCGGAAGTATTGGGACAGGGCCAGGGCGAACTTTTGCTCTAACGCTCTCGCCTGTGGGGTTGCTACCGACCCCACCAGCTCCTGAAGTATCAGGTCCACTTCCTTCGCCACTATCTTGGAGTCTGATTTCATTTGCCGGTTCCTCCCCCGTTCCATTACAGTGCCGACACCTTTGCCGGATAAGCCCTGATTCGTATTCGATGAATGTCTTGCCCTTGCACTCTACGCAGAGCACCTTCTGTATCGGCGCTGGTGTAACTTCATTCGCCCACCAGTTCGCCAGTTTTTCGTCTACCATGCTATCCCCCTTACCTTGGAACTAAGTTATAGTGTGCCACGAGGTTAGTAATATCGGTTACCACTTTTTCAGCAAGGTAGATATTCACCCTAGCCGCCACGACTTCGTTGGCAGCTACCCTAATTTCAATGGCACTCACGTTGTTGGGGTCAAGCCCCATAACCTCACAGAGCTTCTTCCCGAATTCCCTCTTTGTGTTTCCCACAATATGCGCCATGTTATCCCCCCGTGTTGATTATCCCGCTATGTAAAATTGATTCGGAACTAACTATGGACGGGAATGCTTCCTTTATTCGCCCTATTAAATTAGTCTCATCTGAGAATAGGCTTTCCATATCTGCGATATAAGCCCAGTCTATAATTAAATCCGCGTCTTCTTTTGTAATTTCCATGTTATCCCCCTTCTTTTAGTGCTACCTTGTAATCCCTCAGTGCCTTCGCCAGATGATAAGCCGCCGACTCTTCGGTAGATATCCCATCAAGCACCTCTTCGGGGTTGTTGACTCCTAGGTTCGTTAAGACCAACTTCCTGACCTCATCGGTATCTAGTGCGGGCATCACTGTGATTATCTGAGCCACCGCGTTGATGGCCGCGATGGCGTCCTTCTCGGTAATCGGCGGGAAGTCAATGTCTATAAACCGCTTATCCTCTGAGACGTTGTTCTCATTGAGGACGTAATTGAATATATTGTCGTATGTGTCCGACCACATCTTCTGGTAGGACTCGAACTGTATCTGCATTGGCCGTTCCATAGCCGTAGCTGTGGCCAGCCTGAACGCTTCACCTGCGCCGAAGTAATGCGGGAATACACCAACGGCCGCACCAAACATCTGGAGCAGCATATTGGCATCTGTCTGAGCCGCCGACGCCCCGCTCTCTGTCTTGATCGGTGTAAGGTCCAGCCCCTGATTTTCCACCCAAGTCG